CTCACCATCACGCCGGCAAACAACGCCTCGGCTGCGCTGCTCGCCGCGTGCGCCATTCTCGGTAACGCCGAGCAGAAGCCGGTCGTCCAGGCAGCAGCCTGACCCATCGGGAGGGCGGGATCCGCTCTCCCGACTCTATTCGAGGTTCTCATGGGACTGATTCGCGTTACCGCGCCCGAAGCCGAGCCGGTGGAGCTGGACCAGGCACGCCTGCAGGTGCGCGCTGACGGTGACAACGAAGACGATCTCATCGAGGCCTACCTCCTCGCCGCGCGCGAGTACGTGGAAACGTACACCGGCCTGGCGCTGATCGACCAGGAATGGGAGCAAACGGCTGATTCTCTCGATGAAGAGATCGTGCTGCGCAAGCGCCCTGTGAAAAGCGTGGCTTCGGTGAAGTACTTCGACACCAACAACGTCGAGCAGACGCTCGATTCTGGCTCCTATCGCCTCGTGAAGCGTGATTCTGGCGATCAGGTGCTCATCAGCACCGGCGTTGCGTGGCCCGTGGCGTATCCCATTGAGGGATCCGTGACCGTTCGCTTCATTTCCGGCTTTGGTGACGCTGCAGAGAGCGTTCCGGCTGCCATGAAGCAAGCAATCAAGCTTCTCGTGGCGCATTGGTTCGCCAATCGCGAGGCAGTCAGCGCGAAAAGTGAGCCGAAAGAAGTGCCGATGGGCGTCGAGGCGCTGCTTTTTCCTCATCGGGTGTTCTACTGATGGAAGCCGGGATCCTGAATCGCCGGATTGTCATTCAGCAACGCCAGCCCGGTCAGGATGATGCCGGTCAGCCAGTCAACAACTGGAAAAAGATAGCCAATGGCGCCCGATGGGCGAACATTCGCATGCCAACTGGTCTCGGCACCATCACGCCGCTGCAGGACAACGTGCCGGCCTCCGTGGCGAAGTGCTCCATTCGATTGCGGTTCTGCGAGGACGTGAAACCGGACATGCGTGCGCTCTACGGCGGGCGGGTATTCGAGATCAAGGCGGTTCTGCCGGACTACGCAGGCCGCCAGTACGTCGATTTGGTCTGCGAAGTCGGAGGCCGCGATCAGTGAAAACCTCCGCGACCTTCGACATCGCTGACGCCCTGAACGGCCTCGATAAGCTCGGAGCCATTGGCTACAAGCTCGCCCGCTCGATGGGCGTTGCCGCTGGCGAAGCGCTGCGCGACGAGGCAAAGCTGCGCGCGCCAGTTGGAAAGGCCGAGGACACCGCCGCCGGCGGCGGCAGTATTGTGCCGGGCTCCCTGCGCAATGCTATTTACTTGGCGTTCCGCGACAAGGATTCCACGAATGTGCGGGTCAAGTACTCGGTTTCATGGAGCGCGAAGAAGGCGCCGCACGGGCATCTGTTGGAGTTCGGCCACTGGCAGCCGTACACCGTGGTGCTGACCAAGAATGGCTGGCGCACCACCACATCTTTCCGCGCCGGAGGTCCAAAGCGCATTCCGGCCTTTCCGTTTCTGCGGCCTGCCTATGAGTCGCTGATGCCTCGACTGCGATCGATCATGGTAGATCGTGGCCGCGCTCGCTTCCCGGAGCTGATCCGTGACCAGTTAATTCCGGAAAGCAGCGTATGACTCTGGAAGAGACGATCTACGCGCTGCTGGCGGACCTGGTTGATGATCGGGTCACGCCGGACGTGGTCGCGGAAGGATCGCCGTTTCCGGCAATCACCTATCAGCAGATCGGCGGACGCGCAAGCTGGTATGCCGAAGGCGCCATGCCATCGCACAAGCATGCGCGGCTGCAGATCAATGTCTGGGCGAAAACCCGCCTGGAGGCGAGCGAGATCGCTCGCCAGGTGGAACGCCGCTTCTGCACCACGCTGAAGAACACCGAGCCTTACGGCGCCCCGAACTCCACTTACGAAGAGCTGCTCGACCTGTACGGGACGCGGCAGGACTTCGGGGTCTGGTACCCGGATCCCTGAGCCAGTCGCCACTTGATTCCACAAGGCCCGTATCGCGGGCCTTTTTTGTTTCTGCGGGCAACCGCAGGCATTCCGACCGACCACTCCATCTGAAGGAAACCCCGAAATGTCCACATCATTTCCAAACGGAACCCTGCTTGCCGTGAGCACCGCGTTCTCTGCCGCCAAGGTTCTCTCGGCAGTCTCCAACGCCAACCCTGCAGTGGCTACGTCTGCCGGTCATGGACTGACGGATGGCGCCATCGGCGTTCTCACATCTGGATGGCCTGACGCGACCGACCGCGTGTTTCGCGTGGACGACGCGGCCACCGACGCCTTCGACCTCGAAGGACTCGATTCCAGCGGCACTTCGCGATACCCCGCTGGACAGGGTATCGGCTCATTCGCGCCGGTCAGCGCGTGGGTGACCCTCTCGCAGGTCCGCGAGATGACCAAGAGCGGCGGCGAGCAGCAGTTCTTCACCTGGCAGTACCTGGAAGACCGCTCCGGCACCCAGAAGCAGCGGCCGACCTTCAAGAATGCGAAGGTCATCAACGTGACGCTGGACTATGACCCGGCGCTGGCCTGGTACGCCGCTCTGGATGCGGCGGATGCTGCCAAGAGCGCGGTTGTCCTGCGCGCGACGCTGCCCAATGGCGCCGTGATCTACTACAGCGTGTACCCGTCATTCGACGCGGATCCTTCGCTCACGATGAACGAGAACATGACAAACTCGGCCACGTTCTCGCTCCTCAGCCGCCTGACGCGGTACGACTCGTGAGCCTGAAGAAAGGGGGCGGCCCGAAGACCATCCCGGCGACCCTGACCATCACCGGTCAGGGTTCGACGGACAAGGTGAGCATCACCTTCCACAACCGCAAGTCGAGTGAGGTGGAAGGCAAGCTCAAGGAAAGCCCGGACGTGAAGATGGCCGCCATCATCCCGTTCATCGTCGAATCGTGGGACCTCGACTGGGATCTGACCGAAGAGGGCGTTCTCTCGATGGAAGATGAATATCCCGGCCTTGTCGTCGGCATCCTCGACGGATTCTGGAAGGCACGCAGGAAGTCCGTCGAGGGAAACTGAGTGCCGCGGTCGGGGCGCTGTACTGGAAGCGCCCCAGCGCCGCGGAAGCTGCCGAGATCGGCTGCAAACCCGAGGACTATGCCGAGCCTCACATTGAGGTCCTCGACGAGAACTGGGCTGCCATTCAGCTGTTCCGAGACTTCAGTTCCCAGTGGCGCATGGGCGCCGCAGGTCCGGTCGGTCTGGACTACGCAGTTTTCCAGCACGAGATGAGCCGCATCGGCATCGCCGGTGACGAACACACCGATCTGATGTGCCGCCTTCGCATCATCGAGGCGGCCGCATTGGACCATATCCACAAGGGCTGACATGTCGCAAGAAAGCCTGGGCGCAGCGCGCCTGGACATCGAGGTCGATGTATCGCAGCTCGAAGCTGCAGTCAGGACGGCGAAGAGCCGTCTTGCGGATATGTCGACCGATGCCCAGAAGCAGTATCAGCAGCTCAATACGTCCGAGAAGCGGCGCGTCGACAACCTGATCAGGCAGGCCGATACGCTTTCCTTCACGAAAGCGCAGCAGTTGGCCTACAACGCGGCGCTGAAGACTTCCGGGCCAGTGCTGGACGAGATCACGCGCAAGATCGCCCAGAACGAGGCGAAGCTCAAGTCCAGCGCCACCCAATTCAATGCCTACGGAATATCTGCCAAGCAGACAGCGGCTGCGCTGCGCGGTGTTCCGGCGCAGGTAACGGATATCTTCATCGGCCTGCAGGGCGGCCAGAACCCGCTGACGGTTCTGTTGCAGCAGGGCGGCCAGCTCAAGGACATGTTCGGCGGCATTGCGCCGGCGGCGCGCGCGCTCGGATCTGCGGTGCTGTCGCTGGTCAACCCGTTCACCGTAGCTGCCGCAGTTGTGGGTACGGCTGCCGTGGCGTTCTACAAGGCTCAGTCCGAAGCCTTCGCGCTGGAAAAGGCGCTCATCCTGTCTGGCAATGCAGCTGGCGTCACCTCTGGCCAGATCGTCACGATGGCGCAGAACATTGATTCGATAGCCGGCACCCAGCGCAACGCTTCAGCCGTGCTCGGCCAACTGGCATCGACTGGTCGCGTGAGCGCTGAACAAATGCAGAAGGCGGCGGAAGCCGCCATTCAACTGCAGCGCGTCGGTGGTGTGGCGATCTCGGAGACCGTAAGCAACCTGGCCGCGCTCGGAGAGCGGCCATATGAAGCCAGCCGGAAGCTCAACCAGCAATACAACTACCTGAACGCTGCAGCGCTGGAGCGGATCAAGGCACTGGAAGACGAGGGTCGGGCTGCGGAGGCTGCCGCGCTGGCGCAGAACGAATTTGCAGATGCTGGCATCGAGCGCGCCGAAAAGCTGCAGACGCATTTGGGATTGTTGCCTCGCCTGTACCGTGGCGCAACGGACGCCCTCAAGGAATTCTGGGACAACTTCGGTGCTCCTGACACTGAAGAGCAGCAGCTTTCTCACCTCGAGACGAGGATCAAGAACCTCCAGAAGGTCATCAGCGATGGGGCCAACAAGGGGTTCCATGATCGGTATCGGGCTCAAATCGCTGCGCTTGAGGCGCAGGCTGCTCCATTTCGCGCCCAGATCGAGCAAAGGGAGGCGGCCGCACGCGCCGCCGAGGCCAAAGCTGCGAGAAACCGTGCCCAGGAGCAGTGGGACAAGATCGCCGAATCCAACCTATCCAAGCGCGAGAAGCTGGAGAAGGAGATTCTCAAGATCCGCAATCTCGGCGTTGCCGCAGGCAGGACCGAGGCGCAGATCCAGGAGCAGATCGCCGCGGCGCGCGCTAAGGACGCGCCGGCTGCTAAGTCCCCCAAGGTCAACGCCGACGAAAACAGCGCCCAGTCGCTGATCGATACCGTCCAGCGGCAGATCGAGGCCAACGCCTTGCTTGTGCAGAGCGGGGAAAAGGTCACTGCAAGCGACACGCTGGCCATCCGAGCGCGGCAGGTGCTCGCTGACACCACCAACACGATGACAGCGGCCACGCGCGCGGCACTCGTGGCCGCGATCCCAGAGCTCGAGGCAAGCGACGCCAGGGTGAAAGCCGCCGAGGACGAGCGCAAAGCGAAGGAGGCCCTGCTTCGCCAGAACGCCGCACTGGCCCAACAGTCGGATCTGCTCGCCCAGCAGGCGCAGAACCGGCGCGACTCCAATTCCGCCGTTCTGACGGGCATGGGGCGCGGTCGCGACGAAATGGACCAGATGCAGCGGCGGATCGATATCAACAGGGATTACGAGGCGGAACTGCGCCGCCTCGGTGACCGGTCCGTGGCCGAGGACAAAAAGGTCTGGGACCGCATGGCGGCCAACGCCCGCACGCATCGCGATCAGATGCTGGCCGAAGAGGAGCAGTTCCAGCGCGAGCGTGTGGTGCAAATGATCAACCCGGTCAATGGCGCCAAGGCGGCGCTCGCCGACT